GTGACGTTGTTGAAATCTATGACCACCCGATCCTTGACCTGCTGAACAAGGTGTCACCGTTCTACGACGGCTACAACTTCAACATCCTTCGCAAGACGTTCTTGCAGGTGACTGGCAACGAGTATCTGCACCCTATCATGGGGCCAATGGGCTACCCGGTTGAAATCTGGGTGATGCCGTCACAGTACGTCAAGATCAAGCCAACCCGTGACGAGCGACTGATCGAAGGCTACGAATACGGGCAGCAACCGAACAACGCATTCTTTGAACCTGACGAAGTGCTGCACAATCGCGTGCCTGACCCGAACGATCCGCTGTACGGTCGTGGCTGGGTTGCTGCTGCGTCCGACGCGGCTGGCTTGTTGCAGTCAATGGACGGGTACGAGAAGCACCTATTCCAGAATCAAGCCCGACCCGACTGGGGCATCTTCCTCAAAGAGACGCTGAACGAAACGCAGTGGAACCGCATGATTGCGTATCTCGATCAGAACCTTCGAGGCAACCACAACAGCGGTCGGCCTTACATCTTCGAGGGTGGATCAGACGCACGCCCGTTGCAATTCAGCCCTCGTGACTTGTCATTCAGCGAAGGCGAGAACCGCAAGGTCGAAGTGATCGCTGCCGTGTCTGGCGTGCCTGTAACCTTGCTCAAGGCCAACGATCCGAACCTTGCATCTGCACAGGTTGGCTTTGCGTCGTACATGCGTGACACCATCCACCCGTACTTGGTAGCTGACGCTGAGTTCTTGAATCAGTCGTTGCTGCCATTGTTCGGTGGACTGGCTGACGGTCTGTTCTTGGCCTACGACAACCCGGTGCAAGAAGACGAGCAACTCATCTCTGGAATCATGCAATCGCAGGTTGCTGCTGGTATTCGCACGATCAACGAAGCCCGCTCAGAACTCGGCCTTGATCCGGCGGAAGATGGCGACGAACTGCGAGTCAATGGCATTCCGCTCGACGTTCTTGGTCAGCCAGCCTTGCCACCGTTGGGTGCTTTGGCATACGGCAACGAAGAAGAAGAGAACCAAAAGGCAACACGCAGCGAAGTTCGCGTTGGCTCATGGGTGGAGTGGAGGACTGAGAAGGGAAAGTATCTAGGCAAGATCCGACGCTTCAAAGAATCCGGCAGTGAGCCGGGTACGGTTGGCGACGGTGAAGCCACAGCCGAAGACCCGATTGCCTTTGTGCAGGTTTACATTCGCAACGAGGACGGCACATTCACACCGTCTGACCGTGACGCACCCGTGCAAGTCTCACGATTGACACCAACCGACGAGCCAGAAGTTACCAAGGGCATCAAGGCCGTCAGTGAGCAAGTACGTGAGACGCTCAAAGAAAAGGCCGAAGAACACAACGAAGAAGTGGGCGATGCCAAGAGCAAGCGAACCACAACCCGCACGTTGATTGCTGTCTTCGAGCGTGGGATTGGTGCTTACCGTCAGAACCCATCGTCAGTGCGACCAACCGTGGCGGGTGCTGAGCAATGGGCATACGCTCGCGTCAACGGATTCTTGCACGCACTCAAGACTGGCAAGTTCAAGCGGAAGCCATACGACACCGACCTGCTGCCCGAAGGTCACCCACTGTCAAGCAAAGACAAGGGCGACAAGGCTGCACTTGAGAACTTCCCTGACGTATACACCACGCCAGAGGAAGCCGAGAGCCGTGCCGAGGTACTTGGCTGCGATGGCATCCACGAACACCCCGGCGATGCGTATGGCTTTGACGGCGTGATATACATGCCATGCTCGTCGCATCGTGACTACGAAGCAGCTATTAAGGATCAGCAGAAGAAGTATGAAGACATCGACTTTACGCCGCCTGCTGACGTTCAGGAAGAAGCACAGCGTGGCTTGGACTGGCGAGCCGAGCATGGACGCGGCGGCACAGAAGTCGGCGTGGCCCGTGCGCGTGACCTGAGCAACGGCGTGTCTGTCTCACCTGAGACGATCCGCAGAATGGTCAACTTCTTCACACGGCATGAGGTTGACAAAGAAGCAGAAGGCTTTGAGCGTGGTGAGGACGGCTACCCGTCAGCCGGTCGCATTGCGTGGGCGTTGTGGGGCGGCGATGCCGGGCAACGATGGGCCAACTCGATTCGTGATCGCATGGACGCAGAAGACGAACGCGGAGAGAAGGTGACGCGGAGAGAAGGAGAGAGCCTAGACAACTGCGTTGCACGCGGTATTGAGAAGTTGCTGTCAGAAGGGTACGAGCGTGACCAAGCGGTTGCGATTGCCTACCGTCAGTGCGGCACTGCCACCAAGCGTGCGGTTGCCTTCTTGACCGGTATGGAGCCGGAGATGCAGAAGAAGGCGTTTGACGGGCCAAGCAAAGAAGACTGGCCCGAACGTACCAAGGAAGCCCGCAAGGCTATTGAAGACGTTGAAGACTACGAGCCAGAACCAGCAAGCGAAGACATCCGTGCAGGCGAACCAGCCAACCCAGCACGCCGGATCCAAACCAACTTGGTGCGGGTGCTTGAAGACCAGAAGCGCGAGATCATCAACGCACTGCTAGGCGAGAAGGGCGGCAAGAAGCAGTTTGGGCCATCTGACCTGCTGAACCTGTTGACCTCTCTCGGTGCATTTGAGATCCGCTATCAAGAGGCTGTGGCTGGGCCAATGGCTGAGGCAACCGCATCGGGTAGCACCTTCGGCACAAACGAGGTCGGCGTTGCTGGATCGTTTGACGTAGAGAATCCAAAGGTCGCAGAGTTTGCTGCAACGTATTCAGATCAGTTTGCCTCTGAGGCATCTGCGGCTTCTCTGCGTAGGGCGCGCACCATCATTGCTCGCGGCCTTGAGGAGCGACGTAGCGTTCAAGAGATTGCTGATCAGATCAGCCAAGACTACGCCTTCAGCCCTGAGCGGGCGACCGTGGTGGCACGCACCGAGACTGCCCGCGCGTTCGTGGAAGGCGAGCGGCTTGGGTGGGAGGAGTCTGGTGTGGTTCGCGGCAAGCAGTGGCAACTCGCCGCAGGTGCTTGCCCGTTCTGTCGTGAGACTGCACGCAAGGGAACGTCAAAGGTCTTTGGCCTGAACGAACCATTCTGGAAGAACGGTGACACCATCTCCGCTGGAGGCGGCACCTATTCCGTCCGATATGGCGATGTGCAAGGTGCGCCACTTCACCCCAACTGCCGGTGCGACATCCTGCCCGTGCTTGGAGATTCTGACTGATGAATGAACTGAACCCAACGGAATACGGGTTGAAGTCCGACGTGCCAACCGTCTGGCGCGAACTGTCGATCAAGAACATCGAGATTGACCAGCCCAAGCGCAGTGTGCTTGCGTACATCACCACGGATCGAGTAGACGAAGAAGGAGAAGTGGTCGTGCCTGAGGGCATCGACTTCTCACGCTTCAAGAAGACTGGCACGGTGTTCTACAACCACGATTACGCAGCCCCGTGCGGCGTCTGCACCAGCATCAAGCACACTGATCGTGGCATCATGGCGGTCACGCAGTTCCCTGAGCGGCCTGAAGGCTACGAGGGCAAGTGGCTGCCTGATGAGGTGTTCGCCATGTTCGCCTCTGATCCGCCGATCGTGAAGGCGTTTAGCATTGGCTTCGCGTACACCCAAGTGCGCCAGCCCACCAAGAAAGACTTTGACCGGTACGGTCGTGATGACATCAAGCGAATCGTGAGCAAGTCACGCATGCTGGAGTACAGCGTTGCACCCTTGCCCATGAACGAAGACGCCATTGCCGTGCAAGTCACCAAGCAACTCAATGACACCGGCGACGTTGCCGATGTATGTAATTGTTCGCAGGCATCGTGCGAGACCCCTGAGAGCGTCAACTGTCGGCAGGCAGTTGGAGAAGCAGAGCAGGCATCGGCGACTCAGCCAGAGCGAAGTTCTATTGAATCTGAAATGAAAGGTTTACCCATGTCGGAAGATATCCGAAAGAAAATGATGGTTGACCTCAAGCCAGACATGACCATTGCCGAACTCGTGGCTGCCATGCAAATGGAGGACGAGGCCGACGCTGTGCGTGCTGAGGTTGAGGAAGAAGTCGAGAAGGCTTCAACCAAAATGGAAGACGACAAAGAAGAAGACAAGGCTGCAAAGTCCGCTGTCGCTCTTGTCGCTGATCTTGTCAAGAAGCAAGCAGCAGAAGGCCGCCGTCGTGTTGCCGCTGCCACGCCTGTCGTGACTGCACCAGCTCTCAAAGGCAATCTCAAGCACTTGAACGACGCCGAAACCGCACACGGTCTTGGCCAGTTTTTCTTGGGTTCCATGGGCAACAAGTCAGCACAACAGTGGGTGTCGGATCGCTACGGTGCTAAGGCACACGGCGAAACCAACAACTCGCTTGGCGGCTTCTTGGTTCCTGACGAACTCGAGCAAGCAATCATCGACTTGCGTGCCAAGTTCGGCAAGTTCCGTGCGAACACCCGCGTCTTGAACATGAGCCGAGACACCTTGCTGATCAACCGAATTGCTGGCGGCCTGACCGCTTCGTTCGTTGGTGAAGGTTCCTCGATCAGCGAGACCGATGCTTCATTCGATCAAGTGTCTTTGGTTGCCCGCAAGGCTGCCACGTTGACCAAGTACAGTCGTGAATTGGCAGAAGATTCAGTTGTGAATCTTGGCGACTTCTTGGCTGGCGAAGTTGCTCGTGCTTTTGCTAACGCAGAAGATGAAGCAGGCTTCAACGGAGATGGCACTTCAAGCAACGGCGGCATCGTCGGACTCAAGAACGCTGTTGGCTCCGCTGGTCAGAAGACCGGCTCCGGCAACGCTTACTCTGAATTGACGCTTGCTGACTTCACCGGCACTGTTGGTCTTGCCCCTGAGTTTGTCTTCTCTCAAGGCACTCCAAAGTGGTACATGTCCACCCAGTTCTACCACACCGTTGTTCTGGATCTTCTCGCTGACGCTGGCGGCAACACCAACCTCACCCTCGCAGGTGGCGTGGCTGTGCCTTCCTTGTTCGGCTATGAAGTCGTGCTTGCTGATGTCTTGCCTAAGACTGAAGCCAACTCTCAAATCTGTGCCTACTTCGGCGCACTCGAGCTCGGTGCAACGATGGGCGACCGTCGTCCTACCGAGATTGCCGTAAGTGAAGATCGCTTCTTCGAGGCCGACCAAATCGGTGTTCGTGGAACGACTCGCTTTGACATCAACTGCCACGATGTTGGCGACAGCAGCACCGCCGGTGCTATCGTTGCCCTCAAGACGGCTGCTTCCTAATTGAAAGGCTGACTCCAAATGATCTCCCTTCAAGACATCACTTTTAAACACTTCTCCGAGTCCGATGCTTCGGCAGCGACCAAGGAGATTGACACACTGAACGCTGACTATCTTGTCATTCAGTTCTTCACCTCTGGTGGTTCTGATGGCGCTATGGCAGCACTGAAGTTGCAAGAGTCCGACGCTTCTGGTTCCGGTCAAGCCGACATCTCTGGCACTGACCTGTCCAGCACCGTCACCTCTCCAACCAACGTTGCCGCTGATGATGGCTGTGCTTTGTACTTCGTTGACCTTCGCGGTCGCAAGCGCTACATCACCATCTCGTTTGACGGGCCTGCCTCGTCCAGCAACTATGTTGCAGCGTTTACTCTCAACGATCAGCGACCAATCACCGCTGCTTCTGCCGACTGGCAAGGCCGCGTGATCATCTGATCATTCACAACCCGTGACCTTCCTCTCAAAAGCCCGGCAGTCCATTCGTGGCTGCCGGGCTGAGGGGGGAACAGGAGACTCTGATGGCTCTGGCTGACAACGCACTCGTATCTCTAGCCGATGCAAAGGCGTACTTGGGGGTTGGCACATCCGGTGATGATGCCCTGATCGAACGCCTGATCAACGCAGAGTCAACCCGCATCGAGCGGTACTGTGACCGCAACTTCCGGAAGCAGTCTTATCGCGAGTCATACAACGGCTCTGGGCAGCGACGGCTGCGGCTTCGCAACTACCCGGTCATTGGAATCAGCCGCGTAGCTATCGGCAATAAGATCGCGTTCAGTGTCAGCAGCGACACCGCCAGCGACCTGCGTGCAGTTGTCGAGGTGCAAGATGACCGCTTAGTTCTGACCCGTCACCAGTCAGACGGCACGAAGACATCGACCGAGCTTGTCTTTGCGTCTGCCAACAATGACACGGCTTCGGGCCTTGTCGATGCGATCAACGCTGTGTCTGGCTTTGATGCAACCTTGTCAACCAACTGCTTGAGCATTGACTTGTTCCGCCAAGGCGGCGTGAACGTCATGCTCTCGACCGCACAGGTTGAGTTCCCTGACCGCGACGATATCCCGTACCGCGTGCATGATGATCGTGCCACGCTTGAGTTCGTGGATTCAGCGGACATGCTGTTCTTCGGCAAAGCCACTGACGCAGGGCTGCCATTCCCTCACACCTTTGGTGGCATCCTCGTCGAGTATGACGCAGGCTTTGACGGCCTGAGCGCGATACCTGCTGACCTTGCACAGGCCTGCATCGAATTGGTGCAGTACGCCTACAGCAACAAGGCCGAGAACCCAACCATGCAGTCTGAGTCAATCGGCTCATACTCGTACACCCGTGCGTCCGATCCAATCCGATCATCGGAGCGAATCCGTGAACTCTTGGCACAATTCATAGATCGTAAGTCGTGAGCGTTACCGAACTCATCACGAAGCATGGCGTGTCAATCACCATCCAGACCGCCGGAACCGCGAACGATGCGTCAGGCTTCCCGGTGCTGACGTACTCGGACGGCTCAATTGTCACCGGGTTCATTCAGCCAGCCGGTGCTTCGGAGCCTCTGCAAGCCGGTCGTGACGAACTGGTGATCACGCACCGCGTGTACTTCGATGCAGGCGTGACCATCGCACCAACCAACCGGCTGAAGTTCACCGACCCGGCAGACAGCAGCGTGCGGTTTCTGGAAGTGGTCGGCGTGATCAAGCCCGGCATGTTCTCTGGTGCTGCCTCGTTGGCTCACGTTGTGGTTGACTGTACAGAGGACTCGACGGCGGTAGCATGAGCTTCGAATTCAACGTCAACTTGGGCAAGCGTTTGGGTGAGGCGATGGCTGCCGATGCTGTCAAGACTGCTGCGTTTCACATTCAAACCGTGGCAAAAAAACTCGTCAATCGTGGGCGGTCGGCAAGGAAAAATGGTCGATGGGTAAGTGGCTCGACGGCCCCTGAACCGCCATTCAACTTTCGAGGTCGTTTGCAGCAAAGTATCCAAGTTGACAACCGACAAGCCACAGGGCCAAAACCGTTGTCTCGCGTTGGGCCTGACAACCGGATCGTGCCATACGCGGCTCGGCTTGAGTTTGGCTTTGTCGGTACGGACAAAAAAGGGCGAACCATCAATCAACCCGCACGACCATACATGCGGCGTGCGTTGAGTGAGGGAGCCAAGAAGGCTGGCGAACTCGCCCGGAAAGCCGCTGTGAAAGCGTTCAAAGATTTTGCAAGAGGCGGAGGCAAGCTATGAGCCAAGACGTTGTGAAAGCGTTCTACACGCAACTGATCAGCGACACCAGTGGCGGCTCGTTCCACACAGCCGTTGGCGGTCGGATCTACGAGCAGGAAGCCCCAAGCATGGAAGCCGTGCCGCTGGCAACCTTCCAACTGATCAGCGCACCGTTTGAGCAGACGTTCAACGGCAGCACAATCAAGGACTATCTGTTCCAAGTCGATATCTACAACAGGAAGCAGGACGGTATGACAGCCCTCGGCGGCATCCAAACCAAACTGTTTGCGCTTATGAATAACAGCACGCCAAGCATCGACAACCACGGGCGTGCAAAAATTGAATGTACCAACGACGGTATCCGCTCAGTGGAGGGCGAGTACCTGAGAGTCATAACCGAGTTCAGGCTTCGCACTGGGGCCGTCAGCTAAGGAGCCAAACATGGCAAACCGCATCACCGGATCCGACGGTCAATGTACCGTTGCAAACCACAACATCCTCTTCAACACTTGGTCAGCAACCTTCTCGCAGGTTGTCTCTGATGTCACCTCTTTTGCTGACACCTTTGCACAGAAGCGTGGCGGCCTGATGTCCGGCACATTCTCTGCTTCTGGCATCATGCAAGACAACAGCGGCACGACTGAGCCAATGCCAACCAATAGCGATGTCTTGCAGTTCAACAAGGCAGGTGAGCTTGTGACCTTGCAAACCGGATCCACCACCAAGACCTTGAGCCAGTGGTCAGGCACGGCTATCATTGGCAACGTGTCACCCACCAGCACGCAAGGTGGTGATGCCTCGATCAGTGTTGACGGCGAGTTCACTGGTGACATCACCTTGACTTGGGATGAAACCTAAGCATGGCAAAGAAGTCGCCTGATGATTGGGTGTCGGTCGTTCAGTTCAGAGGGCTGAAAACCGGCAAGATCATCACGAGGAAGTGCGGCTCTTCGGCTGAAACACTTGAGGAAGCACAGCGTTGTGCTATCTCCCTCTATCGTTTGACCAACGACATCAACCGTCTGGTCAGTATTGAAACCAAGCGGCGGCGGGACTGGGCACAAACCACAGTCTCGCTGCCGCCACACTTGAGAGGAATGACATGATCAAAGAAGTCACAATCACACTTGACGGGCAAGAGTTCACTGTGCCACGCCTGACGGTTCGCCAGATCCATGAGGTAGGGCAACGCATCTTTGAGGTTCGCCGCAAAGAGATGATCAGCGATTGCCAAGCCGTCGGCCTGAACAACGAGCAGACCGTGGCGAAAGTGTATGAGATGCGGCAAGCGTGGGATCAAGGCACAGAAGTCAAGCGGCAGGCGTACACCGAGCTCGGTGCGCGTCTGTTCATTGGTGCAGCCCTGACCGCAGGAAAGCACCAACCTGACGTGCTTGATGCAATAAGCGACCTTGGTGAACTCGCCTCAGCGTCGGCAGAAGTGTGTGGGCTTTGGAATCCATTTGCGGAAGGCAACGAACAGCCTGAAGCAACCGACCCGGATCTTGAGGAGATCAAGCCGGACGATCAAGGCTGACGCCGGGTCTAAGTTGGGTTAAGCGTGATTGGACACGCGAACGTGCGTTGCTTGCCCACTTCTTTCCCGGCGTTGGTGAGCCGATAGAACTAACATTGCCTGAGTGGAACGGACTGCTTGGGCAAGTTGAAGAGTTCATCAAGTTGAGGTGATACCGTGGCTGACATACCTGCTGGCTCTCTAACTGTCAAAGTTGACGCCAATATCAAGCCGCTTGAAGATGGCTTGAATAAAGCAAAGCAGAAAGTTGGACAAGCCGACAAGGCCATTGAGCAGACCACAGAGAAAACCAAGAAGGGATTTTTTGAGGCTGGCGGCAAGGTCAAAGACTTCCAATCTAAGTTGTCTGAGTCGCTTGGCGTCATTGCTGGCTTTGCCGCAGCGGCTCAACTGATCGGTGGTATTGCTGACGGCTTTGCGGCTGCCAGCGATGCAATCGAAGAATCAAATGGCGGTCTTGATGCGTTGGACAAAGGTACGGCTGCGTTCCTTGAGAAAGTGCCGATCCTCAACAACTTTGCCAACTTCGGCCGGTCGCTTGCTATTGGTCTTGGTCTTGCCACCGATGAAGCCAAAGAATTGCAAGAGGCAATGGAATCGGTAGCACGAGAACAACAGTTGTTCGCCGCTGCCGTAAGTGGTATGGATCAATCACTTTCAAATCAAGCGGCAATCGCTGAATTGCAAGGCAATACGCTTGAGGCAAATAAACTCAAAGCAGAGGCTGCATTCCAAGCACAAATGAGGCAAGCCCAAGAGTTACGGGATGAGGCCAAGAAGTTTGCCCAAGAAGAAGGTACTTCAGTCAACGAGGGCCGAGCCGGTGTGGCTTCAAGGCAAGCCGCTGAACTAGAAGCACAGGCCAAGCAGATTCGTGATCTGACAATTCAAGCCGCCGAACGTGCTGAGCAAGAAGCCAAGATTGCTGCTGAGCAAGCCAAGGCAAAAGAAGAAGCAGCAGAGGCTTTGCGTATTCAGCAAGAGCAGCAAAGGCTTGAGGATGCCAGAGTGCAGAAGCAAGAACAACTTGCACAGGCTGCTTTGGCTTCTGAGGAAGCACAGAAAGAGCGGCTGGACTTGGCAAGGCTGCAACTGCAAATTGCTGAGGCGACGGACGAGAAACGCAAAGAAGAACTGCAGAACTTCTTGGAACTGGTCAAGGCTGAGAACGCTTTTGAGAAATCTGTTGAGCGGGTCAACAAGCTGTTTGACCAGCGGGTTGAACTTGCCAAACAAGGCGAAGATTCTGAAGCCGACGTGGCCCGGTTGGAGCGAGAACGGCAAGCCGCGATTGACAGAGTGAAGCAGGAGTTTGAAGCCAAGGAACAACAGCGAGCCATTGAGAACTTGCGCAAACGCAAAGAACAGGCTGTCAGCCTTGCTCAAAAGCAAGCCGATGACGCCAAGAAAATTGCTGAGGCCGCAGCCAAAGAACAAGCCGAAGCAGAGAAAGCCGAACGCGAGAAGGCACGATTGGCAGCTGCTGGCGAGACTGCTATTGGTGCGTTTAAGTTTGCTCTGAGTGGTTTGACCAAAGGTGACGCTGCAGAGAAGAAGGCCGATCAAGAAGCACCAAAGCAGACTGAACTTCTACAAGACGCCGTGAACCTTTTGGATAGGATAGCCCGTGCGGGTGTTTCTGGAGCATTGACATGACCGTGACATCAACAGAACTCGGTGACACTGGCGGCTTGCTGTTCGATGCAGCAGGGCCAACCACAACGACGCAACGCCGATTTGTTGTCAAGGCTGATGAGGCTGCTGACCGACTAACAACCGACTTGCAGGCAATCCAAGCCACCGGCGTTGGCATCGGTTCGTTCCATCCCGAATACCCAACGTTGGTCTGCGTCAAGATCCAAGGCAAACGTGATCCTGACAACACGCTCGTTTGGCGCGTGACTGCGGATTACAGCACCGACTCTCTGGTTGGCCCTGACATCGGCCCGGGCCCATCGTTCAAACAGACTTGGAACCTTGCCGTGCAAGCCAAGTTCAAGGACGCATACAGGCGGCCACCGGCAAATTCAGAAAGCGCACCGGCGAGATTCGAATCACCGAACGAAGGTGCCGATCTTGATGGCGACATCGGAGGCATCGCTATTGATGCTGGAGGTGATCCCCAAAGTGTGCTGGACACCGAGCCAAGGCTGGTCATTGATGTTGAGATTGAAACGAACCCAGCGTCAGCCGTGACGTTCTTGGGCAATCTGCTCAGGTATGCCGGTAAGCGAAATTCAAATTCCTTCCTTGGTGCAAAAATTGGGCAGTTGTTGTACCTCGGTGCAAACAGTCGTTTCCTTGGCAACACACAGTTTGGTGCAAGGTACTCCATTCAGCATGTGATTGCGTATGACGAATACTATCACCGGGTTCAAGTTGCCGAGCGCGATACCCTACGTCAAGGTCAATACGTTGTGCGCATTGGGTCTGAGGATGACGACGACGGTGGACAGAAGTACCCGAACAAAGCATTTCGAGTGACATGGCAACAGCCGTTTCCGCAACTGTTTGACTTTCGCAACTTAGGGGTACGACTTTGAGTCAAATACCACCCATCACAAATGGGCTCGGCAATCTCACGCCTGAAGTATGGTCGAGGATGTCAAACTCGATTTACCAAAGCGAAAAGTTCTTTGGTGATGTAGCTCCGCAGCGTCGTGTCCCAAACCCCAACCCTATAACTTTTCCCGCGTTGCTGACTGGCTACCATCTGATTCAAGACACGAACAATCCGGGCCAGAACACCGATAACCCGAGCCGACGTTTCTACTACACGTGGGAAGAGGTTGGAATCAACGCAACGCCAACGGGCTACACATATAAGACGTTCAACGGTGCAAGAGTAAGTGGCGCCGCTCCCGGTGCCGAAGACTTTATACCGGGGATCAACGGTGCTGAAGTCGGCCAGCCAACATACCGCGCCAGTTCCCACCTCGGTGTCAATCTTGATTTGTACCCACAGTCTGTTGCAGTCATGCCTGCAATTCACAGAAACAGTCCGGTCAGTGATGCCGGTGTTGTGAGTACCCCAATTAACGACGGTCAAGGCCCACTTGTGATGTTGACAATTCTACGAACCAAAATTGACCTGAACGAAGATGGCTTTCCAAGCCCGTCAACGCAATACAAACAGGTTGGCATGTTCTACTCTGCTTCGAAGATTGACGGCATTTGTGACACGCTATGAACTTAAAGCGACGCTGTTGCTGTCCGGGTGAACCACTGGAACTCGTTCGATATGTCGAGGTGGTACCAGTCATCTCGATTCCTGCAAGTTCCTATATGTACGCCAACACCAAGTTCTTTCTTGATCTTGGCGAAGACCTTGAATTGACTAGTGATTTGTTGTTGTATGAAGGCGGTGCTGCATCAACAGGCGGTGCGCCTGTTCGCTGGGGCTATTTCAGTACTTTCGTTCCTGACAGTTCTGGCTTCAGTGTGCGGTTCGCAGATGGCACAATCAGTGGTTCCAATATGGATAATATCGGCGCGCTAAGGCATAGAGGCTGGAGGGTCAAGGGAAATGGCTTACGATTCTCCTTTGCTCAATGGGTGCTAGGCGACTTCAGCGATATGACCCGCATCGAAATGAATCTACCCGGCACTGCCGGAACTTTGTCGGATCCTGTCAATCAAGTTCAAGACGGCGGGTACTACTTTCTTGCTGGCGAATTTTCTAGTACTCCGGCGCTGGTGACTCAACGAACCACAGTCGATCAGAATGGTAATGAGGCCAACTACTTACTTGGATACAACCCAAGAAGAGAATGTTCAAAGCCAGAACAAGGAAGGACGTATGGCTCAAATCCCCGCCTCATCTTTGACTTCACAAGTGAGTTCCCGGGAACAATCACCCTGACTTTTCGATACAGGTACAGGGCAACTGCGAGTTCGTCGAGCGAAGTTCAGGAAATCACCAAATCGTACCAAAAGTTTGTTGCGGGTTCGGCAACGTACCAGACAACTGAATCGCTCCCAAGAAGTGGGGGGTTTGGAAACTACAGGAACGTCAACGGGTATGTGACAGAAGATCCTTCTGACTCCGACTATATTTTGTTCGGATATCGTGCAGTCAACTGTACCGAAGAAAGAACAGACAGCGATGGGGATTATGTGTATGTATCAGCCCCAAGCATGCCAGTCAAATACTACAGTTTCGGAAGTACAACAATCTTTCGACACTCCGCTCAGGGGGTCATAAAGTTTGCAAGTGGTGATGGTGGGCAAGGGTTGCAAAATGTGTTTACGGACGAATCATTTACTCAATTTCAAGACGCTTCGAATTGGATACCTCATCAAACAGCATTTGGCGCGGTGACTTCCGATGTCACTTATGGGCCTGACAACCCGCCACTGGAAGACGACACAGAACTTTCTCAACTTTTCTCTGTTGGTAGTTCTGAGCCTTTTTTGAACGGGGGTACTTCTGCTATGTCGTACAAGGGGCCAACTGAACTTCGCAGTATTCACACCTTTTCACTCGAATCGGCTTGGCTGGTATTTCCAAGGGTTCGAAGGAAAACAAATGAGCCACCAGAAAGTGGCGTGCCGTCTAACATCACCCTCGTCAATGTTGTCAACAATGGACTTGGATTGGGAACGATTGACTTCCCTCTCGTGGCTCTGGATTCAAAAAATGGGGTCGTGAGTTTGCAATCTATGTCGTTCCCACTTGGCAATCCGTATCACTACCTGACTGACGGACTCAGTTCTGGATCTTTTTTCAATCAACTTCATGCTGTCCCTAACATTTCTGAAGGATGATTGCACATCGGGTTGACTCATGACTTGCAAGTACCTAATGATCCAACTTGATGAACGGCTTTGTGGACTCAACCGGCATGAGCGACCAACCGAAGAAGATTGTGCAGCGTGCCAGAAAGCAGGTAGAAATTCCATTGGTGGACTTGGTGACACGGTTGCCCGATATATCAACAAGACACCGCTGCGGCGATTGAAGCCGAAGGGCTGTGGCTGCAAGCAAAGGCAAGAACGGCTCAACGAATTGA